CCGCACCATCATGCACCATATTGGTGCATTGTTTAAACGGGGTATATGTTGCACCGCACCATTGTTGCACCGCACCATCATGCACCATATTGGTGCATTGTTTAAACGGGGTGTATGTTGCACCGCACCATTGTTGCACCGCACCAATTAGGTGTTGCGTTTCACATTATGAAATCGCATCTCACAATGCGGAATAGGGGGTTTTTCCTAATTTTCGATACCCCTTTTTTAGACCCCCACCCCCCACGGCCCGGGGGCCCCACAGAGCGCAAGTTTGTATATTTTTGTAATTTTTTAAAAAAGAAGTCGGACAATTTTGAAAGAAGTTGGACAATTTTTTATTTAGCAAAATCATAGACTTAATCAAAAAATTGTCCGACTTGTCCGACTTGTCCGACTTTATTTCATTTTTTTACTTACTTTAAAAAAAAGATAAATTTAATTGGTAGGGTAAAAGTTGCAAAGAAGTTGGACAAGTCGGACAAGTCGGACAATTTTTAAGTTAAGTATTTGATTGGATTAGAAAAAAAATTGTCCAACTTCCCAAATTTTTTTAAATAAAGTCGGACAATTTTTTATTTTTTAAAATAGGACGCAATGCTTAATTTTTTTGCATTAGTTAGAATATGAATGATTACGCATACCAAATCCAAGGTGCGCTCGAAAGCGCATCGGGGAAGTTTCGTGGCCTCAGAGTGCTGGTATGTGATCTTCACAATTTTGAAAGCGTAGATATACCGGTCGAAGTGTTTGATAGAGAAACCGTAAAGTTTCTTGAGTACCGCCTAAAGTTAACCGAAACTATGGATATCAACCGCTTACCAATACCAATCCAAAACAAAATTCGAGCGCCGTTAGGGCGATGGCTGGACTTCTGGGTCCTCGAAAACTTCTATGGCAATACTAGCAAATCAAAAAGTACTAACCCTTGACTATTGGAAGCCAGCAAGCAAACTGCGAGTTGGCGATTATATTTTTAACAAAGATGGACAAATTGTCCAGGTTAAATTAATCCAAGAGTACCGATCCCAAACCTGCTATGAGGTGTTGTTTAACGACTACCTTACTGCCGCTGGGGACGATAAGCTAGGATTTTTGGTAGAAACGCCAAAATACCGCCAAAGAATCTGTGAGTACCAGGGCAAAAAGAAGTTTAGGCGCCCATTAAAGTTTGTATCCGTGGATAAGTTGGTAGATACCAACTTAAAAAACCATGCAAACAGGTTAATCTACTCAGTCCCAACCACAAAACCCTTATCTCTTCCCAGGCAAGACCTGCCGGTAGAGCCGTTTATCTTTGGATTTTGGTTTTTTAACCGACGAGCTAACCGAAGTATGGCAGCACCCCGGGGCACGTTTAAGTTTGTAGAACAAAAATTTAAAGACGCGGGCTACAAACTGGTAATTGGCAAGAAAATTAACACCGGCGAGCGTGAATTTGTGGTAAGTCCCAGTATTGAATCACAATTAGCGCCAAACATACCCGCAAAAATACCAGAAAACTACCTATTAGCCTCGGCAGAACAACGAACCGAACTGTTGTGTGGTATACTGTATGCAAAATCAAGACAATATTCAAAAGCAAAAGATCAATTTCGTTTTACGTCAATTAATTACGGGCTTATGTTACAGGTTCAGGGTCTTGTGGAATCACTAGGCCATAAAACTAAGGTACAGTTTGATGACACTTACAGGTATTACACAATTAGTTTTAAAAGCCGCACAAAGTTGGTTGAAAATCAAGTTTCGCCGCCCATAAAGGTACACCAAGCTAGACGGTACATCACCAAAATAACACCAATTGCCGCGCAGATGTGCGTGCATATTGAGACAACCGGACAGGACAACAGCTTTCTCGTAGGAGAAGGGTTTATTTCATGCCATTAACAGACAAACAAGAACTTATATTAAAAAAGTTCGCACAAAACAACAAACACTGGCCTAAGCAACAGCTAGAAGCTGCCATTTGGCAGGTGCGGTGGCACTTACAAGCCTTAGCGCACCAAAGGGAACCAGAAGATGGTGAGTATGATACCTTTCTTATGCTTGCCGGTCGTGGATCGGGAAAGACGCACACTGCTAGCCATTGGATTGGCATTCGCGCTTGGCGTTTTGACAACACCCGCTGGCTCGTCACCGCTCCCACCTCAAACGATATACGTGCAACTTGTTTCGAGGGGGACTCTGGACTTCTCAATATCATTCCCCCGTCACTCATTCGAGACTACAACAAGTCCCTCTTTGAGATCACCCTTACAAACGGGTCTCTTATCCAAGGAATCCCAGCTTCCGAGCCAGAACGGTATCGTGGTAAACAGTATCACGGCGCCTGGTTCGACGAGCTGTGTGCATTTGACTACATTGACGACGCCTACGACGGCGTACAGTTTACCTTACGTCTACGGGACCCACGCATCCCTCGAGTGCAGCAGATTATTACCACCACGCCTAAGCCAAAAGAATTAATTGTCGATCTTAACGAAGGGAAAATTGGAGGCGACGTGTATGTGTCAAACGCCTCGTCCTATGACAACCGAGCCAACTTATCAGAAACCTTCTTCAAACAGCTTGAGACTTACGACGGCACTGATATTGGCCGACAAGAGATCTATGGTGAGATCCTTGACCCGGAGCAGTCGGGTATCATCAAGCGCAAACAATTTCGCCTGTGGCCGGCGGACAAACCCACTCCGACGTTGGAGTATGTTATTGCGTCGTATGATCCGGCGACTTCTGAAAAAACAATGAACGACCCGACCGCCTGCACCATCTGGGGCGTGTTTGAGCAAGAAGACGCCGGGACGGCAATTATACTACTAGATGCTTGGGACGAGCACCTGTCATACCCTGAGCTACGTAGGAAAGTAATCAATGACTTTAAAGAGGTTGTCTACGGAGCAGATAACGACTTTGGCAAAGGCCGAAAGGCTGACCTGATCCTAATGGAAGACAAGTCGGCGGGTATCAGCCTAATACAAGAACTCCAAGGTGCCGGTGTCCCGGTCAGGGGGTATAACCCTGGCAGAGCGGACAAGGTGCAGCGTCTTAACATTGTCGCGCCCCTGGTAGCCAAAGGTAAAGTTTGGATACCAGAAGACAACAAACAAAAAGGGGAATACGCAAGCTGGGCAAAACGGTTCTTGCGTCAGGTTTGTTCGTTCCCAGAAGCGGGCGGGCATGATGACTACGTGGACTCATTGTCTCAGGCGTTGCGTGTGTTGCGTGACTCAGGATGGATCCAACTTGACCCATTACCAGCTAGGGACTACAGTTATGCCGATGAAGACTACTCCAAGAAGTTTGTCAATCCGTACGCCCAATAGGGCGGAATACCCCCATTTATTGCATTAGTAGTATTATGAATCCCTTAAAGACACCGCACCAAATGTTAATGGAAGAGGCCGGAATGGCGCCTCACAGTCCGGGCATACTCAAAACCCCACAACAAATGTTGATTGAAGAAACTAATGTTGTTCCTAGGTTTGCAGAAGGAAAATCAGTAAAAGACATGCAAGCGGATTTATTTGTGGCAAAATATTCTCAGGGCGGCCAACCTGCTGACCCTTATTCCCATCCAGCTTTAGTAAAAGCCTTTAACCAGTTTTTCAAATAAAACATGGCAAATCCAATACTTCCTATGCAGACGGGTGCAAACCTGCCCGGTCTGGAGAATCAAGAAAACGTTAAAGAAGCTCAGATGCAAGACGTAGAGATGGACTACTACGAGGAAACTCTAGGTCTTGAGCCCAGTGATGTTGAATCGGAAGTTGTTGAGTTAGAAGATGGTTCGGTTGTTGTAAATTTTCAAGCAAAAGAAGGCCCACGTAAAAACCCAGAGTTTTATGCCAACTTGGCAGAAAGCATGGACGAAGGCACACTGCAAAGTTTAGCAATTGAGTATCTTGACCTTATTGACGCAGACAAAGAATCACGCACACAAAGAGACAAACAGTATGAAGAAGGATTACGAAGAACAGGTCTTGGTAAAGACGCACCAGGCGGTGCCACGTTTGATGGCGCTAGCAAAGTGGTACACCCAGTTATGGCAGAGGCTTGCGTTGATTTCGCGGCTTCGGCGTCTAAAGAACTTCTTCCGCCAGACGGTTTAGTTAAATCCAACATCAAAGGCGAATCAAACCGCCTAAGAGAAGAAACTGCAGATCGCAAAGTTAACTTCATTAACTGGCAATTAACAGAACAGATTCCTGAGTACCGCGACGAGATGGAGCAGTTACTTACACAGCTACCCTTGGGCGGCTCGCAATTTTTAAAATGGCGTTGGGACGAAGAACAAAAGCGACCACTGTGCGAATGGGTACCAATTGATAACATTCTGTTACCATACGCGTCTACTAACTTCTACACAGCGCAGCGTGTAACTGAAGTACAAGACATTACCGAAGACACGTTTTTGCAACGTGTTGATACTGGAATTTACATTGACATTGACAGTCAATACAGTTCAGACGCGCCATTAAACGACCAAACTCAGTCAGAAAAAGCAAACAACAAAATTGAAGGCAAAGACATGCCTTCTAAAAACATTGACGGATTGCGTCGTGTTTATGAGATTACATGTTTCATGCGTCTGGATGAAGATGCAGAAACAGACGGCCGCCGCGCCCCTTACATTTTGATGATTGATGAGACTACCAGCAAAGTGTTGGGTCTGTATCGTAACTGGGAAGCAAATGATGCAAAACTTGAAAAATTGGACTGGTACGTCGAGTTTAAGTTCATTCCTTGGCGTGGTGCCTATGCTATTGGGCTGCCTCATCTTATCGGCGGTTTATCAGCTGCTCTTACTGGTGCTCTCCGCGCTCTTCTTGATGCCGCGCATATTAACAATTCTCAAACTTTACTTAAGCTCAAAGGTGGAAGAATCGGTGGTCAAAGCGATAGGATTGAACCTACGCAAGTCGTCGAAATTGAGGGCGCACCGGGAGTAGACGATGTGCGCAAGATTGCAATGGCTATGCCATTCAATCCACCATCCTCCGTATTGCTGGAGTTAATGGGATGGTTAACTAACGCAGCTAAAGGCGTAGTAACTACCGCCGAAGAAAAAATTGGCGACGCAAGTAACGAAACCCCAGTTGGCACCGTGCAGGCACTTATTGAGCAGGGCGCTAAGGTATTCTCTAGCATCCACGCGCGCATGCACCGCAGCCAAGCTAAGTCGCTGGCAATTATTTCCCGTATCAATCATTGGTATTTGGCGGAAATGGACAACCAATCTGGTGAAGAAATCCAGGTTCGTGACTTTGCATACAACAGTGATGTACGCCCAGTATCTGATCCTAATATTTTCTCTGAGACACAACGTTTGGCACAGAACCAAGCGCTGTTACAAATGGCTCAGGCAGCACCACCCAATATGTTCGACATTCGTGCGGTATACCGCCGAATTCTTGGACAGCTTAAGGTTCCCGCAATTGATGAGGTCTTACCAAATCCGTTAGGTGCAAAAGAATCCAACCCAGCGTTAGAAAACGTGTCGATGACTATGGGTCGACCAGCAGCAGCGTACCCCGATCAAGACCACATCAGCCACATCAAGATCCATATGCAATATGCTATGGACCCTGCATATGGTGGGAACCCTGTAATTGGCCCATCGTTTGCACCCCATGCCTTAGAGCATATCAAACAACATTTAACATTACACTACCTGCAATCTATGCGTGGTTATGTGGCGCAGGCTTCAGGCGGGCGCGATGTACTTGAGTTGCACCAAGAAAAACCATTAGATTTGGAATCACAACAAGCTTTGGCCTTGGCAGCTCAATTGGTGTCACAAGATGCACAAATGACTATGCAACCGTTTGTTCAGCAGATCCAACAGTTGGCGCAAAAAGTACAACAAGCTCAACAGCAACAGCGTCAAGTTCAAGCTGAGTCTGATCCAACCGCTCAGGTTATTCTTAAGACCCAAATGGCTGAGACCCAACGCAAACAAGCTGAGTCCCAGGCTAGAATGCAGATTGAAACGGCTAAACACCAGCAAGATTACGAACTTAAGATTGCTGAGTTACAACGTCAAGTCTTGGATTTACAAGCTAAGTACGAAACTCAAGCTACTATTGACTCACAGAAGAACGCAACCCAGATTGCCTTGGCTGATATCAACAACTCTGCTAAAGAGCGTGTGGCTTCAATCACAGCGGGTGCCAGTTTGGCCGCTGATCATCTTGCCATGCAGCGCGAACAAAACCAGCTAGCCATCGAAGCAACTAACGAAGCTGAACGTAGCATTCGTGAACATGGTATTGAGATAGAAAAACAACGTTTTGCTCACGAAACACAAATGGCTCAAAAACAAACTGAAGCATTATTAGCGCAACAGCAATCTGCAGTAGATGCACAAAACCAAGCAGCATTACAACAGCAACAAGCAAATTTACAACCACCCACAACCCCAACAGGAGCATAACATGGCCGAAAATTTAAAAGGCTTCCGTCAAACGTACCAGGAGACTGGCCAAATATGTAGCGGCGGCGGTCCAGGAGACAAAAACATGGACAAAGGCGCATCTGGCAGCCACCGGGATAATAACTGGAAAAAAGGCGCAGCCCAAAACAAAATGGCTAAAGACTGCAAAGTCGGGCCAGATAAAAACCTTAAAGACATCAAAGGCGGCAAT